GTGCTGGTTACGATATTGCTGATTTCTTGCTTGAACGCTTTGAGGCAACTACGGACATTAGCTATACCTCTCTCCCAGACTATATGCTTCTGGAAAGTGGTGATAGTCTTCTCTTAGAGACTGGTGACATCCTTCTGCTGGATACTTTAGGTACTACTACGGCTGGCACTATCATAGTGTCAATCGACTACTCTGAAGTCAGGACGAGTTTCCTTGACTCTCCCTTCTACTGTACGCCAGTCACTATCGGCTGGTACATTTATCACTGATAAAGGAAACTAAACATGGCATTCTCGCAAGGTAGCCGTTCTGGCCTGTCTTATGTAACTGAATCGACTTTCGGTGTTACCCCCGGTAGCCCCGCTCTGGTTCAACTCCCCTACAATACGCACTCTCTGGAAATGACCAAAGACCGTGTTACCGGAAACGATATCCAACCAGACCGTATGCTCCGTGTTGACCGTCATGGCAACCGTCAAGCTGGTGGTGATATTGTAGTTGACCTTCGCAAAGGTGACTATGATGCCTTGCTCGAAAGTGCTTTCATGAGTGCTTTTGCAGACTCTGCAACTGTCGCTACCCTTACTGCTACTGGCTCTGCTGGTGTAGCTACTCTGACCTTTGCAACTCAGACAATCCCTCCCTTCCCGGTTGGTTCTGCTATCACTGTTGCTGGTGTCACTCCCTCTGGCTACAATGGTACTTTCACTGTCACTGCTTGCACTGCAACCTCTGTCTCGTATGCTAACGCTACTACGGGTTCTCAGACTGTCGCTGGTACTATCAAAAACCGTGCTCTGAAGATTGGTTCTACTGCCAAGTCTTTCACTATCGAAGATGCAGCCGCTGACATTGCTCAGTTCCGTCTCTTCACGGGTATGACTGTCAATACTGTTGCCATCTCGATTAAGCCTAACGCAATGATTGCTGCTACGTTCAGCATGATTGGTAAGGACATGGCTATCTCGGGTACTTCTGTTGACCCGACCAAGGATGCTTCCAGCACCAACCAGCCCTTCGACAGCTACTCTGGCGCTATGGCTATCGGTAACGCAAGTGCTACTGGCGGTCTGACTTCTGTAGCCATCATCACTGGTATCGACTTCAGTGTCACGAACTCCCTTGCTCCTACCTTTGTTATCGGTTCTGCCTCTACTCCTCAACTTGAGTTTGGTATGGCTACTGTCGAAGGTACGATCACTGCATACTTCGAAGATGCTTCCTTGATCAACCGCTTCGTCAACGAGACGACTTCTGCCTTCCAAGTTACTGTGAATGACCCTAGTGGGGCTTCCAACTACACCTTCCACTTCCCCCGTGTGAAGATCAATGGGGCTAGTGTTCCTGTAGACAACCCCACCTCTCGTATTGTTACTCTGCCCTTCGTTGCTCTGTACGATACGGCTGAGAACAGCAGCGTTGAGATTATCCGTAATCCGACGTAACGTAATCCCCTCTTGGGGCTAGGGTGGGCTGTCTTGTCGGGAGTATGGCTCACCCGTCTTAATTCTCTCCCGACTTAATAATATAAACAAAGGACCACCCGACATGGCCGATCTATTCAATATGATCCCGACCGACGACACCATCACTGTTGAAATCAAGCACCCTGTAACCGAAGAGGCACTCCTCAAGGATGATGGGAAGCCTATGATCATCACGGTGTATGCACCTCACTCTAGTGTCTACAAAGCACAGATTCACGAACAAACCAACAAGCGTATCCAGAAGGCAGCCAAAGGGAAGAAAGTTACTTTCACTGCTGAAGAGTTGGAAAACTCCATGCTGGACCTTCTGGCTAAGACTACTAAGGACTGGGACATTCAGTTCAACAATAAATCCCCTAAGTTTACTGTAGCAGAGGCTGCTGACCTCTACGCTAAGGTTCCTTGGCTTAAGCAACAAGTCATTGATGCCCAAGAGGATTACTCTGCTTTTTTGAAGGTCTAATCCTTGATCTAGGGGAGTATGCAGAGTGGTACTTCAAACTCTCTATTCCTGACAAGAATGGTGTGACCGAGAGAGAACATTTACAGGAAGTGGAAAAGCAGTCTGGACGAACACCATTGGCTCTACAGGGACCAGAGTTCCCAGAGTTACTGGAATACGTCTGGACTGCTTTTTTATTGCTCAATAGCACCAGAGGTCAAGGGTTTTCTGGACCCATTCCTATTAGTTACCAAGAGATTGATGCTTGGCAACGTATGACACATAATGTATTGCTACCTTGGGAAGTTGAGGTAGTTAAGAAAATAGATACCGTTTACTTGAGGGTTGTGAATAAAAATGGCTGATATTACTCTTACAGTAGATGTATCTTCTCTTGGTAATGCTAATAAGAGGCTTGACGAGGCTAAGAATAAACTAGATGCCCTTAAAGCCGCAGCTAGGGAAAATTCGAGTATCGTAGGGTTGTCTAGGGGCATTAACACACTCCAAAACAACATCCGTGAACTTGTTACTGCACAGCAAAAAGGGACTATCGGTAGTTCAGCCTATCAGCTAGGTCTTCTCCAAGTTAAACGTGCCTACGAACAGATGGGGTTGTCCTCTCAAGCTGCTACATCAGCAGTTCGTAGGTACGCTGCGGAACTACAGAGACAGGATGCTGCTCGTATTGCTGAAAAAGCCGCTAATGATTTAGCTATTGCAAACCAAAGGGCAACCCAATCCTACAACCAACTTCGTGCCAGCATGGACCCAGTTTTTGCTGCACAGATGCGGATGAAACAGGCACATGATACTGTCCGTGCTGCTCTTGCTGCTGGTATCATTACTCGTGCCCAAGCAGCACAAAGCCTTCTTCAATATAGGGCAGCACTCAGGGCAGCAACAGCCGCTGCGCAACAGCACTCTTTGGGCCTAAATAAAACTGCTGTTCTTACCCAGCAGGCTGGTTATCAGTTTGGCGACTTCTTTGTTCAGATACAGAGTGGTACAAATTGGATGGTAGCATTTGGTCAACAGGCAACCCAGATTGTTGGGACTATGGCTGCGCTGTCTACCTCTACTAAGATGATTGCTATCTTTTCTGGTATTGGGGTGCTTATTGCTCTAGGCACTGCTATTGGTGCTTACTTTATGAGGGCAAGTGGTGCGAGTAAGACTTTAAAGGACAAACTTAACGAACTGAAGGAAGCATCTAGTAGTCTTAAGGCCAACTTTAGCTTGTTAAGGCAAGAGGGTCTTGAAACCACCTTTGGAAATATGACTTCTTCTGTTAAAAGTCTAACTCAAGCAATGCTTAATCTTGATGCTGCTGCTGAAATGAGAAGGTTAAAGACAACCCTAGAGGGTTTGAAAACTCAAGCTGAACCGGGTTTCTTTACTAAAACCTTTTCTATGTATGCAGCCACTGCTATCCCAGATTCTACGTCGCGTGATGCAGCTATGGCACAAGTGGACGAGGAGGCTTTTAGTAAACTCGGTCTTTCTATGGCAAGATCGCAGTTCTTTGCCTACCAAGATGAACTTATGACCCTTGCTAAAGCTGGTGATAGGGAAGGTGTCGCTAACATCATTACAAAAATGGTGGAGGATGCAACCGATTTTGGTGCCACTGCCGATACTGTTACCGAAAAAGGTTATCTGGTACTACAGCAAATGGCAGAGGCTGCGAAAGCAGTTGCTGAAAGCGAAGCTCTCCTTAACGGTTCCTCTGAATCTGCTGGAAGGCAAGCAGAGTCTGAAAAGAAAAAGTTGGAATACGCTCAACAATACTATCAGGCTCTGCTAGATCAAAAGACATTAAATGATGAGCGAGAGTCTGCTGTCAATGCTCTAATTAGTTCTAGGGATGAGGAACTGCGGAAGCTGTCTCAAGAAAGTGAGTTGCTTCAAAAGATCAATGCTTTCGGTAAAGATTCCGCAGAAGTAAAAGCCTATGAAGCAGACATTGCTAGACAAAACTACGCACAAGAACTACTAAGACAAGGCATACTCGGTAATAACTTCAAGTTGGTTATGGAAGAGTATGATGCTCTGGTTCTTGTTAAAGACCAATACGCAGAAATATCTCCACTACAACAACAGATATTGGACTACTCTGTACAACTATCACAGACTGACATAGCATCTGGTGTTCAAGTTGCTGCCGTTGCCGCATTCGAACTTGCTAAACAACTTGGTATTAGTTTTGAGAACGCTCAAAAAATGATGGGTCTTGGGTATGGGGCACCTGTTGTTTTTGACCCCAGAAGTCCAGACTATGATCCTGAGAGAGCAGCAAAAGCTAGGGCCGAGCAACTACAGAAAGACAGATTTGGGTTTACCTATGGCTCGACTGTCACTGGTGCAAGTTTTGCTACTGGTAATGAAGGTGGTACTGGCACGGGTCCTGCGGAAGCCACTCAGACTGCGATTGAGAAGCTACAAGAACAACTCGCTGTAGAGAGGGAACTGATTGGTACTTCCGAAGCCTATCAGAAAGTCCGTCAGGCTCTGGGTGAAGAGTTCAGCACGACAAGCCCACAAGTTATTGCAGGGTTGGTTGAGCAAGCCACTCAGGTTGAACGTTTGATCGATCTTGAGAAGCAACGCAATGATGTCTTGGGTACTGTAAAGTCTGCTATGGAAGATACTCTGATGTCAATAGTAGATGGCACTAAGTCTGCTAAAGATGCCTTCAAGATTATGGCTGCTGAAATCATCAAAGAACTCTACCGTGTGCTTGTTGTCCAACAACTTGTAAATAGTGTGTCCGGGTTCTTTGCACCTTCAAGTGGGGTTCCGGGTCGTGCTGCTGGTGGTTCCATGATGGCTAATACGGCTTACATGGTTGGTGAGAAGGGTCCTGAACTTGTGATCCCTCGTCACTCTGGTACTGTAGTTAATGCGAAGCAAACTGCTAATTCTATCGGTGGGGGTGGTTCTATCACTGTCCAGAATAACATCACAGTGACTGGTAGTGATGCAGCTATGGTTCGTACTGAAGTAGCAAAGATGATACCACAAATCACTAATGCCACTAAGGCTGCTGTGCTTGATGCTAAACAACGTGGTGGACAATTCGCCGCTGCTT